AAATCCAAAAAGAAAAAATTATATTTGTTGTGATTTAAAAGAAATAGAAACCAGACAGAGTTTAAATTACACTCCCCACAAAATTATGGACAGTACCCTAATCGATTACTTCATGAGTGATAAAATTAATCTTAATGGTATCTTTCCTTTTTTCTCCATTATAGAATGTTGTACTTACATTAATGGTCGCTATGTCAATGGAAAAAGAAACATTTTCTATTGCGGTCTTAGGTTTATTGGTTTCCTGCGGATATTTATTTGCTATTATATCATTTATATTAAAAAAAGCAGTTCCTTTATCTAAATTACAAATAATAAATTCCGATTGAGAATATGATATGTATCCTTTATTCCATGTATATTGAGGATCTTTAACTCTGAATAAACTAACATTTTCTTTTGATTCTATAATATTTCCTTTTTCATCGAGAATAATATAGCTGTCTTTTCTTTTGTAATTATTATCAATAGTGATAGAAGTAATAAGTGGTATGATTATTTTATTGTCCATCCATCTCACAAATGATGGGTCTGCAGATTCTATATTGACATTTTTAATAAACTCTCCATCAATAGAATATATTCCTATATATCTATATGGGAATTTTAGACTTCCTAATTGAGTCTCCCAATTTACCAATATGAGTTCATCAGTATCGAAAGCAAAATGGGAATAGTTAAAATCTACGTTTTTCTGTTCTCCATATCCCATGTCGATTTTTATAGGAGCAGGTTGTACCATTTCCTTTTTCCAAACAATTTTATTGTTGTCCCTTCTTCTTTTTGTTAATAGAAATTTGGAATCGTTTTGATTATTCCCATTAATTGTTACATAAAAGTGTGTAGAATCCTTTGCTAACCATTCACCATTGACTGCTATTAATTCAGTTGGTTCTTCATCATCATTACTACACCCTACTATTGCTAATGTAGCTATTATTATAAATAAAATATTTTTCATAACAGTGTTATTAAATTACCAATTGTCGTTAGAAGCTAGTTTTTTGTTGATTTCTTCCTCCAAGTTTCTAATAATTCCCATAGAACTGTCATAAACAAATTTTAAATTGTCAAAGCTGGTAATACGATGTTTGGGTTTGCAATCTTTCCAATATGGATAAAAATTGGATAATTTATATTCTGTTCCTTTAAATGGATGCCTAAGGTCTGCACCTGTTTCATTCCAGACACTGTTTACTGTGATTGATATGCGATATTTTCCTTCTTTTATTTCTATTTTTATCAAATGCCAACATCTGTTTCTGCAGATGGATGCCCAATTTATCGTTCTTATATCAGAATCAATAAATCCTTTTCCTACTATTAGTCCTGCTTCTTTGTCTTTATTTTGAATAACATCTTTAGAGTCTTTATAGATGTCAGCAAGAACTTCTAAGGCTTTGTTGTATATATCTTCTTTCGATTTGTTTTCGGCAGTCACGATTTTAGAGAATACCCATTCGCTTTCCGATTCTGAAAAGTTTTTTTTCATTTCCTCAAACTCAGATAAAACATTTCTGTTCTTATCTTCTTTTTTTGAACTCTGTGCATATATGCTTCCTAGAAGCATAATTGATGTCATTAATAATAAAATCTTTTTCATAAAATATTAATTACCAGTTTTGATATACATACAATCCTTGATCTTGCATCGAAGTTTGAAAGACCTTCTTTTCACTTTTTCCTCTATAATCGTGGTTTACGCTGATTGCTTTGTAAGATGAATAGGTACGTCCTCCATACTCTTCCATGTACGTAACCCATAGTATATATTCTCCATTGGGCAGATTCTCAATATTGAATACGCCGGATTGAAATTTAGTAGCATATTTTGGTTTGGAAGATTTGCTCCCATCTGTATATGTGATTAGTCCGTCATTAACAACCGAGATAGTACTTTGGCTGTTGTCGATACTTTTGTTCTCATTTTCGTAAATGTACAGAAAGGCTTTTTTAGCAACTTTTTCTTCTGAATCCTCCCATTTTGTATACACGTTTACAAAGAAGGTTTGTTCGGTGGGTTCGTCATCATTAGAACATGATGTCATGAACATTGGCAATAGAACCAATAGTAGTAAGATTTTCTTCATTTTTATATGTTTATTAAAAGTTTGTTTTGCAGGTTTATTACCAAGGATTTGGTTTTTAATCTTTGATCGAATTTTTTGAATATGTTTGATTGATCTAATAACTATGGAGATAATGCACGATTCTTGAGGTATGTGTATAATTATCTCATTGCTTAGAAATTAAGCGGAATTTCTTTTTACTTTAGTCATGTTTATATTAAGCTTTATATAGGCAAATAGCATTTCCCACTATCTATTTGTCCCACAATGTATATTTCCCGTTAATATTTTCCCTATGTTTGTTTTGCCGCTTTGCTGGCAAAGCATTAATGTTAATTAATGCTGCAAAGGTAGATAGAATATATTGAATGCCAAAGTATTCTCAAATAATTTTTATGTACTGACAGAATTTTATAGCTTATGGTTTTTCTATATGAAATTAGATATCAGGTATTAATACTTGAGTTGTCGGGTGTTAATACCTGATATGTGAAATGTTAATACTTGAGAAGTGAGATGATAATACTTGTTATGTCACTTGTTAGAAAATGAAACTTACATAAAGGTAGAATAGAAATATGAGATGACTGCTACGATAATTCAAGGCAACCACATTCAAATTTTGTCAGAGACATAACTTGTTGTGGTTGGTCTTGAATTATACTATTTTCTTTTCTTATAATAGATACATTTTTGCATCTCTATACTTGTTGAAATCGGGAGCTGGCTTTTCAATCTTTTTGAAAATACGAGTGTATTTCTTTTCTAGTTTATTGAATCCTTCTTCCCAGTCTGCATAAGCATTTGATGATTTAGAAAGCATAGCTATTTCTTGTAAAAAAGCCTCATTTGCTAATTTGTTAGTTGTCTCCAAGTCGCCTTTGATATATGCAACACAAGCTTCTGAAAGGAAATCTTTACTGTCGATCTTTTTCCAAATTCGGTTGACATTATTGGTCATACCCCATATTTTGAAAAAAAGAATGATTTGCATGATTCCAAATGCAATTATAATAAAGCCGGTAAAATTCATTAATCCTTCCATGATTTGCTATTTTGTTTTTGGTAAGCCATAATAAAACATGTAGTTATTAAAATCTGAGCTACGATACTAATACTAGTCTGTACATAATATCTAGGAGTTAAATATTCGCTCCCGCTAAGGATGCCATATTCTACAAAACTGTATAGATGAGATAATAGATGTATACCTGATCCTATACTTCCTAATAAAAAAGCAGTTTTCATAAGCATTAATTTTTAATTGTTTATTTATGATTCGTGTATGTAATAATTTGTTTCATTATATGTTTCAAATAACTATATTTATATAGTCGAATTGGAATATTGAAATTTCCTATTCATCTGTGTTTATGTTGAGGGAATATTATATTGTTAAAACTGATACTCTTCTAATTTTTTTCTCTCTTTTTGCTTTTTAACCTCTTTCTTTGTTCTTTTCAAGTCTTTTTTTAATGGATACCTCCAGTTATCTATTGATATTGAATAATCGTATTCATATCCACTTTTTTCCCAAAATGTAATATTTATTTCTTTACTAGAAATTTTCCATCTTCTTAAATAGAACGGTTCTCTTTTGCTGAGATGAAAGGCACTCAATTGACCATCAAATGATTTGGTTGCTTCTCCATATTTTTTATAAAATTGATTGGCGATGACTAAAGCGTCATTCACTAAATCATCTATATGATCAGCTGGTTGTGGATATGATTTTATTAGAATGTCACATAATTCATTATTTCTAAAAAAAACATTAAATTGTAAGACATCTATATTATAGTTTCCTATTTCAAGCTTTTCTATAGAGAGACTTAGCTTCTGCCCCAATTCTGTATCAGATACATTACTGCTATAATCTTTAAAGGCATTTGTTTTTAAAGCTTCTTCCATGGTCATGCCAAATTTCGCATCTCCCCATGCAATGAGAGCTAAAGAGTCAGCACGTTTTTCCTCAATAGAATCCAGCACTGCTTTTTCGATTTTGGCAATGCTATCAAGCCTTTGTTGTTCCTCTATTCTTTTTTGTTTATTGCCACATCCGGATACAAATATTACGAATAGGAGTCCCCATATTAAATGTTTCATGTTTGAAGAGTTTGGTTTGTTGATAATTGTGCGCAAAGATAGAGAAATAAACGATAGAAAACAGTTGTAATTTTATTATTTATAGCAATATTGAATATTTTTTTCTGAAATATAGATGAGTTTGTGACTAATGGACAGATGTCATATAATGAATTGAAATAAATATAGGATGTATTTGGCTTTAGGGTAGTTTTGCGTGAAAATATTATTAAACGTAAAAATATGTATTATGGCTGAATTAAAATTTGAAGTGGCTTTAGCTAGTTCTGATTTGTTGAAAAAGATAGAACAGATTCGTACTGGTATTAAGGGAATTGCATCTGAATTGGATGAACAGGGACGTAAGGTGGATTCCTCATTCTTTAAAAAAGTATTTACGGCTCTTGATGGAACTAAAATGTTAAAGTCATTTGTCGGAGATATTATTGAAACAAGAAAAGAAATGGAGCGACTTGGTAAAACTTATGAAGTATTACTTGGTTCAAAAGAAAAAGCAGAATCTTTCAGTAATGATATAAAGAATTATGCTTTAAATAGTACTTTGTCAGTTTCTGAAATATCAGAAGCCGCCCAGACTTTATTAGAGTTTAATGTTTCTGCTGAAGATGTAATACCAACATTGCAAATGCTTGGTGATGTTTCGATGGGGGATAATCAGCGTTTTGCCTCGTTAGCTCTTACATTTGGACAAATATCTGAGGAAGGAAAATTGACAGGTGAATATCTTTCGCAACTTACAAATGAGGGATTTAATCCTTTAGAAATACTTGCCGAGAAAACAGGAAGAGCAATGTCAGAATTGACAAATGAGATGGCAGCTGGTAAAATTTCAGTGGAAATGGTTGCAGATGCTTTTGATTGTGCTACCACAGAAGGTGGTAAATTTCATGGAATGATGGAAAAAGGGGCTGGAGGGATAATAGGAGCTCAGAACAGGTTACAAGGAGCAATTCAGGATACTTTAAGTAAAATAGGAGAAGAGAACGAAGAACTTATCAAAGGTTCTTATGACTCTGTTACTTTTTTAGTGAAGAATTATGATACTATAGGTAGAGTAGTCATTTCACTGATTGCTACATATGGAGCTGCAAAAGCGGCATTAATCCTTTATGATGTGATTAAGGCTAAAGATATTGCACTTGATTATGCGAAATTGGCAATAACAGGAAAACTTGATGCTGCGATGAAAGCGCTAAATCTTACTATGTTGAAGAACCCTTATGTTTTGGCTGCCGCTCTTATTGTAGGAGTTGCTATGGCAATGTGGACATTGGCGGATCATACTACTGCTGCCGAGAAGGCACAGGAACGTTATAACAAGAGGACTCAAGAAGCTAATGATAGGGAGCAAGAACGGAAAAATAAACTAAGGGAACTTCTTAGTGAATTGGAAGATACAACTACGGCTGAAGTTAGACGTGTAGAAATACTTGACATTATAAAAGGTGAATATCCAGCTTTCTTTAAGTTTATGCTGGATGAACAAGGATATCTCAGAGATCTCACAGATTCATGGAAGGCATATAATGAGGAAACCGAAAAGAATAAAGTTACAAGTTTCAAACAGAAAGCTGAGGAATTGAAAAAAACTATAGCTGAAGAGAAAAGGTATCTGGAATTGAGAGATATGGGAATGAACAGGGGGGAAGTTCTTGATAAATCAGATTCAGACAGGCAAATTTGGAATAAATATCTATATAAAGGAACATATAATATTAGGAAAGATCTTGATACTAACACATTTGATCTTTTTAAGGTAGAGAAAGATATCACTAATGCCTCTTTCAATCAGTGGAAAGTAGGGTTGAAAGAAAAGAGCCTTAAAGCACTAGAATTTATGAATACTCGCTTAAAATCTTTAATGGAAGCGGACAATGGAAATAAATATTTGACTGAAGCACGAAGCAAATATTTAGAAGCTTTAAAAGCTGAAATTGGATTTAAGAAAGAACAGGAGGTAGCAACTAAAGACAAAAAATACTGGGAACAACAATTACAAGATGCTCAAAAAACTCTTTATGCTTTATCAGATGTTGATGCTGGTGGAGATAAAGGAACGGCTATAAAGGAAAAGATAGAAGGTTATAAAATAAAGATAAATGCTTTTGAAACTACAAGCAAATCTGGAAAAAAAACTGTTTCAGATCCTCCTAAGGAAGATGATACCCCTCTAATAACAATTTTTGAGAGACAAGTTCGCGAACAAATTCGTGGTACTGAAGATATGTGGAATGACATATATCAAACGCAGATAGATGCAATGGATGAAGGGAGTAAGAAGGCTCTTGAGCAAATGGAATTCAATCATGAAAAGAGGTTACAGGCTATTGATAGAGAGAAAGAAGATCTTCTCCAAAAGAAAAAAGAAGAAGCTGAGATTGAGTTTAATAAAAGGGAAAATAAGAATGCGGCGGAGAATTCCAATTATAAGAGAAAAACTTTCGATACTTCTTTAATTGCATTGTCTGACACAGAAAATAAGGAGTTCAATGGGAAATACAAAGTGGCACTTGAACAACAGGCTAATGACACTTCTAACTATTATAAAACAATCTTAGAAAAATATCAAGATTTCTCTACACAACGCTTGAAGGTGGAGGAACAGTATGATGAGGATATAGCTATTCTTCAAGCTAGGCGTACAACAGAGAATTCTGATGAAATAGATCGGGCAATTCTGGAAGCTCAAAAGAAGAAAAAAGAGGCAACGCAGCAGATTGACGATACCGAAGTACGGGAAATGGAAGGTAGTAATGACTTTCTGAAGAATCTATACGGTGATTATTCTCAAATGAGATTTGAGGATTTACGTGATTTGATCAGTGAAGCGAAACAGTTACAAAGCTATTTATCTGGTAGTGGCAATGCAGATGAACTGAAATTTATTACAAAAGAGCAATTATCAGTTATTGAAAAGTCTCCGGCAGGATTAGCAAATTTGAGGGGAGCACTTGATAAACTTTTGCAAGGTGGGAAAAAGAATCCTTGGGATAATGTTTTTGATAATTTTTCAAAAGGACTATCCAAATTAAAAGCATCAAAAGATATTGATGACATCTCGGAAGCTATGAAAGACATAGGTGGAGCGGCTTCTGAGGCTGCTGCTATGCTTGGTGGAGTTGCTGGTAGCCTTTCTCAAATGTTTGAAGATATGGGAAATACGGATGCTGCGGATGCAATGAGTACTGTGCAAGATGCCATGGGAGCCATATCTAATATCGGAGAAGGTTTTTCTAAAGGTGGAATAATCGGAGGTATTGGAGCGGCAGTAGGAGAAGCTGCAAATTTTATCGGTAAGGCATTTGCGGCCAATGCTCGCCATAAGGAGGCACTTGAAGCGATTATGAATGAAGCTACTTCGCAACAACGAGCGTATAATCTTCTTTTATTGGAGCAGAACCTTTTGTATGAGAAAGGTACTACCATATTAGGTGCAGATGTTTATGGAAAAGCAAAGAATGCTGTTCTTGTGATGAAAGACGCATTAGCAGATTTGAATAACGAACTGGCAGGGGATGGAAAGTATGGTGGTGGATATAGAGTAAATTTTAAAGCAGGTTTCCGTTTGGAAGATTCTCTTTCTAAAGCTCAAAGAGAATTATATAATAGTTATGCAGGACTTGCTAATATCCAAATAAAGACTGGACATAAGAAAACCGGAATGTTTGGCTGGGGTAGAGGGAAGGATATTTATTCTTCTATTCTTGATGTATATCCGGAACTTATAGATCAGAATGGAAAATTTAATGCTTCGTTGGCAGAAACAATCATGAATACGCGAACTATGTCTGATACAGACAAGGCAGCATTTCAAAATATGATAAATCTTAGTAAACAAGCAGAAGAGGCATTACAAGTTGTTAAAGATTACTTGTCAGATATATTTGGTGATTTGGGAGATACGATGAGTGATGCTCTTGTGGATGCATTCAAGAATGGTAGTGATGCTGCACAAGCTTTTACTGATTCTGTATCAAATATGTTGGAAGATTTGGCAAAACAAATGGTGTACTCCGTTACTCTTGCTCCAATTATAGAAAAAGCTCAAAAACAGATGCTGGATGTAATGCAGAATACAGGTCTGTCTGATGAACAGAAGTTTCAGCAATGGACCATGATATTGGGGGAATTGGTGGATAATGTTGTAAATGAACAAGAATATGCTAATTCGCTATATGAAGAATATAGAAAGAAAGCAGCAGAAAAAGGATTTGATATATTGGGAGTTGATGAGTCTTCTTCTCAATCTTCTTCTCAAAAGGGTTTTGCTGCAATGTCTCAGGATACAGGAGAAGAACTCAATGGACGTTTTACCGCCTTACAAATGTCTAATGAAGAGATTAAAAACTCAATGTTATTTATTTTAGGTAGTTTGTTCTCATTATGCACTGCAACTTCTGATAGCAACCTGCTTCTAACCGATATGAGGAACCTGGCAATTATGTCTAACGGACATCTGGAAGACATTGCTAAATATACAAAAGTACTACTGGGATTTGGAGAGAAACTGGATAATATAGATAGAAATACAAAAAACATATAATGATATGAAAGACGAATTGCGCATTAACGGTAAAGATGCCTACACTACTTGGGGCATAAGCATGGATAATAATGCATTATCCGAACTAATGACACCATCCTCCAACAAAACTTTTATAGAAAACGAGAGTCGGCTGGAACATGGAAAACGGGTGGTCATCGCCAATCCAAGGGTAGATGTGAGAAATCTGACTCTTCAGATTAACCTGACGGCTTCCAGTGAGGAACAGTTTTTTGAGAGATATAATAGCTTTTGTGAAGAACTGGCAACAGGCGCACTTGAGATAGAAACCAAGTATCAGCCTAAAGTCGTGTACAAAACGATTTATCAATCGTGCAGCCAATTCAGCCAGTTTATGCGCGGCATTGGAAAGTTCTCACTGAAACTATACGAACCGAATCCTAATGATAGAACGAAAACAGTATGATAGATATTAAAGACGTATCCGGAAATATCCGCTTTTCTACTCCCATAAATCAAGGGAGCAAGCGTAAGTTCCTGTTGATGAAGGAGGATTATATTACTTTGAAGTTCTCTTTGGATAAGCTTATTCCTTTTTCTTTGGGAGACAATGTAGACCATGAAATTGGCATGTTTGAGCTTGTAGATTTATATAAGCCGGATTATAACATCGAAACGGGTGCTTATGAATATAATCTGCGGCTGGATGCTTATTATTGGAAGTGGAAGAATAAAAAGTTTTTCTTTACTCCTGAAAATGGAGGACGTGAAGCCAGTTGGAATCTTACTGATAGTTTAAAAGTACATATGCAGGTTTTTCTTAAGAATCTGGAGGTGCTTGGGTATAAATATCAAGGCAAAGCATTCGAATGCATAATAGACGATTCGGTAAATACTTCTTCGAAGTTGATTTCTTATGACAGCGCAAATCTGATTGATGCCCTTTCTCAGATGGCAGAAGCTTTTGAATGTGAATGGTGGGTAGTTAAAAATGAAATTCACTTTGGTCGTTGCGAGAATGGTGATCCGGTAGATTTCGAACTTGGAATGAATGTCAGCAAGATGGATCGAAGTGACAGCCAGAGTACGTACGCAACACGTATTTATGCTTTCGGATCTACCCGCAACATACCGCTAACGTATCGTAAAAAGCTGGTTTTTGATGTAAAGGATATTAATGGCAGAGATTTATCTGATACGGCAAGGCCACTTGTAACTGACTTTTTCTCTAGTGATATAGTAACAGAAGAAAAACACATTGTTGATCCTATCATAACAGGGACGTTAAACAGTAATCATAGAGAATTCTCCAACAATAATGATTTAGTTGATACATTAGTCGGCAGTATTTATAAGATCATTGATAAAGGTAACGGTATCAGCTTTGGTACTGGTACTTATTATATGCCTATGCCTGGTCAGCCTTCATTTCCTCGGGATTATCTTCCGGCAGGCGAGTACGTTTTTCGTGTATCTTTTATTTATTTGCAGGATGGCATTGAAAAGGAAATCCTTATAGGTAGCAATACTGTTACGTTAAATGAAAACCAACAACATGAAATAAATTTATCATTTCCCATAGCAAAAGAATTTGCACCGGGATTGGGAGCATCACTGTTTAAATTACGTACCTATCTGCTTGTTCCACAGTTTGACAACACTTTGATTGGGATGGGAATTGGACTTTTTGCTAGGGTTTCACTAGACATGGAGCTTGTTGCCGGAAAGTCTGCCGCCACATCAGTGACCTTTCTTTCTGGAGTAAATAGTGGAAAGACATTTGATGCTATCTATAATCCGGATTTTCATATTGGAGAGACAGCAAATATTTTACGTCTTCCGGAAGGAGTTACAGCTTCTATTGGTGACAAATATACGATTGATAATATCGTAAAAAGTAAGGTTCCGGTAAGTTACTTTTCAGATGATAAAGATACTCAAATCGCTGAAGGAATTGCAACCCGACATCTCCTGATGCCCGAAGGAGTGACATATATTGATGCTTACCCGGATATGAAAGCTGAGGAGGCTGTAGAACAGATCGTTGTTTTTGATGATATCTATCCAAAGCGTGAAGGGGTAACGGATATGGTAACAACTCATACATATACTGATACTATAGATAACCCAGATGGAACAAAAACGTCAAAAGACTGGTTGGCATGGAGGTTTAAAGATGACGATCCCGGATTTCACTTTTCGAAGGATTACAAACTGGATTCTGAGGAACTGAGAATAGAATTCTTGTCAGGACCTTTAGCGGGTATGGATTTCGAAGTCTTATTTAATCCTTATGATAAAGTAAGAGATGATGCGCCCAAACCTGAACATTTAAAAGACGGTACCTGGAACCGGGATGCACAAGTCTACGAAATTAAACGTAACGATAATTACGGAAGAATGCTTCCTGATGACATTTTACATCCTACGGATCAAGGTGGAGACACATATGTTCTCTACGGGTATGATCCTCAATTTGTTTCCGATGTAATGATTCCCAATGCCGAAGTGGAGGTGGAAGAACGGGCTAAAGAGTACATTGAGAAACTGAAACAAGATCCTTCGACCTATACCAATACCATGATGTCGGACTATATTTATGGCATTAATCCCGAAACAGGGGAGCAGGATGAAGGGTTTGCAAAAAGTTTTACTGTAGGTCAGAAAGTAAAGCTAATCAATAAAGCATATTTTGAAGAAGCCCGGATTTCCCGTATTATGGGGTTTGAATATAGTCTTGATATCCCTTATGATTCTCCTGTATACACTGTGGGAGAAACCGCACCATATTCACGTCTCGGTGAGATTGAAAGCAAAATCGACTCTTTGACTTATAGAAAGGAGAAGGACAGGTTGTCGATAATTGCCGGTGGAGGAACTTCTTCCGGTATAGAAGGAACAAACGCTGTATTCCCAAGGAATATAGAAGTGACAGTAGATAGAGTGGGCTACTTCAAGGCTGGTGATATAATACTTGGAGGAACTACGGTAGTAGATGCATTTATAAAACTGATATCGCAGAAATCAACAGGTGAGTTGAGAAGTGAGATATCTACAAATAAGGATGTTGAATATGGTAGTCCGAAAGGTTTTATAACATATACTGCTGTTAGAAATAGTCAAGGTCCTATGGAACAAGCTTACTATGATGGTAATCCGAATAATAAACTCAATTTTTCGGAAGAAGTAGGTGGTGTGCAGACAGCGACAAGGCAGTTGGATGGTTTTTATACGCAGAAAGAAACATATATTGCCAATGTCATTTATGCAGCCAGTGAGGATGATGTATTGCCCAGAAAGGTATTGAGTGATTCTATCAATGTGAATGTACATCGTAAGTGGTTTGCCGGAGTATGCTCCTCCATCCCTAAAACATCGGACGATGTGCGCGCACTAGGATCGAATGATTTGTACTCAGGACCTGGCACGTACCAGTTTCCGGTATCTAACTGGAAAATTGTAGTCGTATGTGTACCATCTGACAGTGTTTGTGACATTTCTATTGCCTCATCTTATGGAAATTTTATCGAAAATGGCAAAGTATGTTCGGGACCGAAAGCGATATCCGTAGCTGGTGCGAATGGTAAAGACGAAATAAATTATAAAATGTGGGTGATTCAGACACCGGGTCTGAATGATCCCGATTCATTCACTTTTAAAACAGTATAGTAATGGTTAAGATAAACGGAAGTTCTTTCCCCCATCAATATAGACGTACGAATCCCTATCCTATAGATTCTACGGAGACATGGGCATCTATAAAAGAGGCTACGGAATATGCCCGCAACACAGATGCGGAACCTTATATGCCGTATGCAGGGCAAGTAATATCTATTGAAGGGCAAGAGGATATATATGTACTGGTTGAGGATAAGGCTATATCCAAATCTGACGGTCGAGAACATTTTAAGCTACATAAGATTTCCACTCAGGAAACTGCAGAAGGAATCTATTTGAGTAAACTCGTGGAAGATACAGCTCAAAAGTTAATACATTTTTTGGAAGGCATCGATGTCAAAGGTGAAGCAAAGATGGAGACACTTAAGGTCTTAGGGGCTGCGATATTCTCTGATACTGCCACATTTGAAAAGTCATTGTCTTCCTCTGAGTTTATATCAGGGAATCCGAATGGTCAAGGATGGGCTATATACTTGAAGGAGTTTGTTAACTCCGGGGGCATCAAAGAATTGCGTACTATTCTTGAAATAGATGAACTGGACATACGCAAGAGAATGCGCGTCTATGAAATGATAGTCTCGCAACTTCTCGGAGAGAATGGTACACGGCTGACTACGGATATGATTGAAGTACTCCGCATTGATAAGATAAATATGCGAATCTACATAGATACTCAAAACGGAAAATTATACAATCCTTTTCGGACGGGAGACTATATCATGGTCCAGCAATTTGATGAAGGAAACTTTTCTGTTAACAAGGAGTATGAATTTGTCGTTTCAGGAATTAGTGCTGATTATATTACTTATTCAAACTTCGTCGGCTCTGAAAATGATGTAAGAGAAGGCGATACGCTTGTTCGCGTAGACAGTATGACTGATGTAGATCGCAAAGGATTGATCAAACATACCTCTGTAGAAGCGAATGGTCCTTACATCGACATAGTCTATGGTATGAAAACTGATCCCGAAAACGCAACAAGAACACGTATAGGAAATCTCTCTGGCATTACCACTCCGTATTGGAGACAATTAAAGGATTATGGTATATTCTGCGATAATGGATATTTCAGAGGAGACTTTATGCTCCGATCCGGGGAAGACATTTTTACGAAGTTTCAGGTTACAGATGCAAACATTCGTGCTGAGATTAATTCTGTGCGCTATGATGTGTCTGAGAAAGATAACTATTTAAAAAATGCCTCTTTTGTCTATGATATGACATATTGGGAACATTCCACAGCAGTGAACGTTTATTCGGCTTCCGGAGAAATGGTCAATGTCAATGCTAACTTATACTCTGAGAAATCAAATGTTTCCGATATCGTCTTGTACAATAATCAGTATATGCTGCGTGTCAAAAGTAGCGGTGTCAAACAATTAAATAAAGACTTAAATCGCAAACCTGATAAGGTGGAGAAATTTGATATCTCTCTGCGGTATCTATGTAAAACATCTGGTACAATAAAGGTCGGTTTTACCAGTTCTGCTCTTTACGTGGAAGAAAGTATTTCAGCTAACAGTGATTTTACAACTAAATCATGGTCCGGTGATTGGGATGGTACAGGAGATTTTATGCTGGAGTTTTCAGGTGATATTTATATCAAGACGCTAACTCTGACTACCGATTCTCTTGAATCTTTTAAGACTGAGATGAATACGGTTATTTCTACTATTGATGGACGTATAGATGCTTATGTCGAAAAGACTGATAACCTTGAACAGACGACTACCCAAATGGGAATTTCCATCAATGGTCTGACGGAGGATTTAAAGTTGTACTACAAGAAGTCTGACGCTCAGAATTACATAGATTCTGAAATCGGATTGGCAATTGATGGAGTGAACAGCACTTTGGAAAGTTATTACCGTAGCTCGGAGGTTGACTCGATGTTTCTCAATATCGGTAGCCGAATTGATGGCATTGACGAAAGTATGACTTTGTATGCTTCTAAAACAGATAATCTGGAAAGAAATTATACAGATGTTGGGACCCGCCTTTCTGCTGCCGAAGGTACTTTGACTAATTACGCTGAGTTTAAATCGGCTACAGAAAATAGCCTGACACAAGTCAATCAGCAACTTAATGCTCTTGAAGGTAGCTTAGAGACAACTGTCCGGGATATGGTAGCTGGAGAGGTATCCGGAGCAGCACAGAATCTTGCGGCACAGTTGTATGCCAGTTCGGAGGATATCTTGTCTAGAATCAAAGGATACTCTCAAGACGGTCGTATCACACCGGCAGAGAAAACAGATATCATTTCTATATATGAGAGTATTAAATCTGAAATGGCTGACACGGCAGTCGATGCGGGTACACCTAGCATATCAGAAGCCAACAGTCCTGTTATCAGCCGGGTTCTTGCTTTTCTTGATGCGGGCATCAATACCGGAGAAACGATCAAAACGAATCTTCGTACTGCAATTAATGCTCTGAAAACAAAGTATTCGAATCTTAAGATGGGATTATTCTCTACGACCTATACCCTTGAAGGTAGTTCGGCTGCTTATCCTTTACTTTCTTCCGATTCATTACAAAGGATCTCCTTGCTAGACGCTGACAAACAGATATATCCTTTATTCAAGGAGTATGTAACAGCACGCAACGAGCTTGCTAACCTGGGAGTAGAAGCCTCCCGTGAATGGATTGTCAAGAATCAGACGACTATTGACCAGACTAGCACGTCCATTGGTCTGTTGGTGAAGAAGACAGAAGGTGGGGAAGTCGTTAATGCAGCTTCGATCATTGCTGCTATCAATGAAAGTGGTGATGGTGAAATTAAACTGGTAGCTGATAAGATAACTCTAGAAGGTTTTGCTACTGATAATAAGGGGTTTAGTATTGAAAATGGATATATGACTGCTAAGGGAGGAAAAATTGGTAATTTTAAAATTGATGGTAATAAGCTCATTAATGAAGATTTTAACTCAGGTATAGAGATCGCTAGTGGTGATGGGCGTTCTTTGAATCTAGGAGGATTATATTCTGCTCTAATATCTATGAGGTTGGATCATTCTTCGGATGGTAGGGGGAATAAAGGGATTGCTATATCAAGTTTTGGACAGAATAATGTATGTCTGGATATTTTAGCCAATGCTGGAAGTAAGTTTGCACAGGATTCAGTCGGACCACACCGTTTTTATCAGCGTAAGGGTGAGGTTTGGGACTCTCCTGGTGTTTTATGGTCTGGAAGGATTAGTGCCAATGGCACAATTGAGAATTATTGGGGAAATGGATGCACTGTTACTTCTATATATCATGGTAGCAGGGGATTATACGCTTTAAATCATGATATTGGACACACGAATTACTATGTTCAAGCTACAGCGGTACATGGTGAATGGAGTATTGCGGCAATTACTACTAAGACACAGGACCAATGTACAGTCATGACCTTTCATAAAGATGGTAATTATGGAGATTCAGCTGTTGAAGTTACCATAATAGGCAGAAATAGATATAAGGAATATTATTGACGAAATGGTTTATAGATAAAATGTAAAAACAAAAAAGTATGAAAGTAGATTTTACAAAAGCAAAAGTAGAAGTGACCTTTGGTGAATACAAGGAAATGGATATCACCAAAGTAATAGGTAATGCAGTTCATCAGAATACTTCTGATATCGGTGTTGATGAAACAGCACGCAACATTTATCATTCTGAAGGAGAGATTGAAATCCCTGATGAACAAATCAGTGCTATTATATATGCCCTCTCCAATGCAAGTACCATTCTGGTATCTGCAAAGAAGGCTGCTTTAAATTTATTAAAACTAACACAGGAATAATATGGAACTGACACAAGAGCAAATTAATGATATAGTAACGGCTGTATTTTCGTTGATGGAATCTCAAGGAATGCTGCCTGAGTCGCAACTGGACGTACTAGCTCAAAACGTGAAGCGACGCCTGCAACTCGACTCAGTAGGAGTTGATGAAGTTCCTCTTGTTGATTCGATAGAGGGAATTAACTCTCTCCCGTGTGTACGCCAATCCGGATCGGTATTTGATGTTGTCCGTACTCCGTTGGAACTACTTAAAGGTAAATTGGCAGCTTTACCTGTCTTTCGAATTTCGTCAGGCTATTGGCAAGTATCGGAAGATAACGGGAATACATGGAAAGATATAACTGATTCTTTAGGGAATCGGGTGTCTGCTCAGGGAGAAAAGGGAGAACAGGGAAATCAAGGAGATCCGGGTCAGGCAGGAGAGAAGGGAGATCCGGGAGATAAAGGTGATAATGGAGAAAATGTCTATCTTCAGTCTAACGGAACAGAGTTGCAATGGAAGATGGGAGAGGATGGAGAATGGCAGACCCTGATTTTACTTTCTGAAATAAAAGGTGCTGCTTCAATGGGAGAATTGACCAATGTGTCTCAAGAAGCTGATATAGCAGAAGATGGTTCTGTTTTGATGTATAGGGACAATGAATGGAAACCGGCTGCGGAATGCTTTATTCCTACCGGAACGGCTGAGGACGGTTCTATCATTACCACTTTTTCTGACTTAGTGAATTATATCTCCACTCATGGAGAAGGTGGTGGCGGTACTGGTGTGCAACGGAATATTCGTATCACAAATAACCTGGAATCGAAAAATATTTCTGCTAGTAAGGGAGAGCCTTGTTTATTGGATTTTACCTTTATCAGCCAGGAAAGATATAGCTCTAATGAACCATATGAAGACACAGGAGAACGTGGTATGTGCCAGATTTCGGTCAAGAATAACATTAACTCTGAATATGTTATAGTGAAACAATTGTATATCAATTCTAGTGTTCCGTTCAAAACGGATATTGCCGAGTTTCTGACATCCGGAGCTAATAATGTCATGATCAAAGTTACCGGAGAAGTGACTGAGGTAACAACTCCCGCATTTGTATATGCTGTGCAGCTTACGTCTCTGTCCATTAGCGCAGTAAACTTTAAATGGTGGACGGCATTTAATAATGACATTACAGTTCCGTTCAATATATCAGGGAATGTTTCTAAAAGTCTGTATGTGAACATTTCCGGAACAGATTATTCTGAAGGGTATGAAGTAGCGTTGGGCACGGGAGTTTATGTCGAAACTGCTTACAATTACTCTATTCCACATCCACAAAAGAGTGGAATTTTTAAGATATCGGCTTATGTTTCCAATGCGGACGGTAGTATTCGTACTAAGACCCTATCATTTAATGTGATATGTGCAGTCGCCGGTGAGCAGGCTAAACTGATCGCTATCAATAATGTGGCGGAAAGAATAACCAACTGGAGTGAAAACATCTTGTTTGATTATACGATGTATGATGGTGATAATGTTAGTACTTCTGCCCTGTTTGAGATTACGAAGGGGAATGAAGTAGTATTCAGTTCTACTGAAGAAAGCATTTCTACCTCTACTAAGTATTCATTCTCATTGCCTCTTGAAATAGACACAATAGATAATCAGGATTTCTCTATTATTGCTAATGTTAAAGATAGCGGCGTTCTGCTTACCGGTCCATTAGAGTTTCCCGTGAATAACTCGTTGGGATATTCTGCCGTAGCAGGAGCTGTGATGTATATCAACCCTAAAACACGTACCAACAGACAAGGAAATAGGGAATGTATGATTAATGAAGTCGACGGAACGCAGATCGAAGCTATATGGAATGGAATAAACTGGGGAAACGATGGATGGACAAACGATAATCTAGGGTATAAAACGCTCCGTCTTCTTGCCGGTTCAAGCGTTGATATCAATTACAGTCCGTTTGGGAAAGAGAGTGCCCGGACCGGCAAGACATTTGAAATAGACTATCAAATCTCTAACGTTACTGATTTCTCAAAACCGGTTATCACAGTCTCTACTCCTGCAGGAGATTTATTTGTCGGATTGAATATTTATCCAGACAACGTGATTATGTACTCACAGTCTCTAAAAGATAAGGATGTACAAAGTCTTCACACCTTTGAAGAGAAGCGGACCCGGCTGACACTTACAATCATGCCGGATGCTTATGGAAATAGTGGATTTAATCTCTGCATTCTCTATATAAACGGAATTAAGAACCGTGAGTTTACTTATGAGAATAATGATTATTTTGCTCATAATGGAACAATTGTCATAGGCTCTGATAATGCGGATGTAGATGTATACGGTATTCGTGAATATGATTCGGCATTAACCTCGCAAGGAGTGCAAACGAATTATGTCAACTGGCTTTCTACAACAGAAGAAAAAAATAGTTTCAAAACAGAGAATGATATTCTTGATACAAACGGTTCTGAAATTGACTTCGATAATACGGTTGACCAATATAATATCCTTGTGTTTGACAATACGATTCCAAGCATGGCTGACCAAACGCAACGTATTGGTACCCTTGACGTTTACTTCTACGACCATCCGGAGTGGAATGTATCTATCAGTAATGTCACTGCAAAAGGACAAGGTACTTCATCTATGAAATACTGGATATGGAATACCCGCTATCAACTAGACAAAAATTTATCTGTCATTACCCATGCTGATGGAAGTTCTAGTAAAAAAGTATGGCAGATGGCACCCTGGATTCCGGCAGGACAGAAATTCACAGCAAAAAAGAATTTTGCCTCTTCCATGCAATCTCATAAAATTGGTGCAGTCAATTCTTACACTGATTTATATAAACAAGTAGGTTTGTCGAACGAAGCAATGCAGAGGGAGGGGTATTCGGATGTACGTGTATCAGTATACGAGTTTCCTTTCTTTTGTTTTGAAAAGTCAATTAATGACGACGGAGAACCTGTATCTGTTTTCAAGGGTTTATATACTTTCGGACCGGATAAAGGGGATAAATATACGTTCGGCTATGATACGGACTATTTTCCTGATCTTTTGTCTATCGAAGGTTCTGACAACTCGCCTCTTCTGACTTTGTTTCGTGTTCCGTGGAATACTGATAGCGGAAGAGTCGTATACGATGAGGACAAAGAAGCATGGCAGTACAATGGTGCCAACTCTTTCGGTTTTGGAGCTGGAGATATAGCAAATATAGTCAACTGGATTCCAACCTACAATCACGTTTATCAATGTTCCCCCCGTTTGCTTCCATTCGATGGTACTCCCGATGAACTGAATGATGACCTGGATATATATCGTACGCAGCCTTATGAGTTTTGGATTGCAAAAGTTGGTGATTCGCATCGGTTTGATGTCTATTATTATGAGGCGTCGGTAGGTTTGTTTATACCATCGGACATTGGAGAAGGACCAATTAATCTGGTATCTCAACTGGTAGACAAAGATTATGGACTTGCTTCTGCTGATATTGAGAATAAAACAAATGATAGTCTGAATACCCTTTTTATCAATGCCCGTGTGGCTAAGTTCAGAAAGGAAGCCGCTTTGTACTGGGATATCGATGATTGTTTGTACTTTATGAACAATGTAGAGTTTAATGCTGGAACAGACGAACGAGCAAAGAACACCTATCCGTATAGCTTTGGAATCGAAACTTCAAAATGGAGATGGCGTGTTGATGATGCTGATACTCGTTTTGATACAACCAATCGTGGTTTACCGGATAAAGAGTACAGTGTTGAAACTCATGATTTGGATGAGACCGGGGCGGCTGTATGGAACGGAGAGACAAATAATTTTTTCAACTTGATGGAACTTGCTTTCCCGGAGGAGAAGATAATAAGTATGCGCAAATCTATGGCAGCCATGCAATCGCTCGGAGGTTTGAAGAGTGGAAATGACCTTGAAAAGATATACGCGTTTTACAAAAAGTATTTCTTTGACCAAGCGCAGGAATATTTCCCGTCGAACGGTTATAATGCTGATGCTAAGTATTGTTATGAAAATGGTAAATTAGCTTATAATGCAGGTATTTATTCAAATGATACTGATCCGATTACTCAAAGTTTAGGCGATCATTATCTGGCGGAGCAGAGGTGGATTACTAAGCGTATTTTGTATATGATGTCGAAGTATAACTTCGGACTATTCTCTGCATCCGGAACCGATACAATTACTGTACGTGCTGCAGGTAACACGATTAAATATCAGTTGACACCCGCAATGGATATGTATCCGGCAATTGCGAACGGTACAAGTATCATACAAGGAAAGAGAACGAAAGCTGGAGAAGTGTGTGAAATGGAAATTGAACTTTCGGGCTCCGGTGATCAGCAGAATGCAATACAGGGAGCATCATATCTGCAGGATATAGGTGATTGGTACGATAAGAATGTAACTGGATCTATGATTATTCAAGGAAGAATGCTAAGGGATATACGACTTGGAAGCAAAAATAATCCGGTTATCATTTCAATATCCTCTTTAACATTATCGAATTGTGTGAGCCTTCAGAGATTGCTATTATCGAATATTACCACTTTGTCCGGTACATTGAACTTAACCGCATGCGAGCACTTGCAAGAAATTTATGCAGACGGTACGTCTTTGGCGCAGATTGTGCTGCCGTCGGGTGGAGGACTTCGTGTAGTTGAATACAGCAGATTTAATCAATACTTGTCATTGTCTAATTATCCTCTTCTTACAGATGATGGAATCGGGATTGACTTATGCAAGACAGTGATCAGTGACTTTTTCATTGTTGATTGCGCACTGGTTCGACCTATGAAAATTCTTGTTGATATAATGAATGCACAAATGGAACAAGGAGATAACCATGCATTGAAGAGGATTAGAGCCGTTGGCTTTGAAGAGTCATACAATAACTCGTTCATATTAGACAAATTGGTTGACCTGACAAACGGTACTTATAGTGGATTAAGTAGTGAAGGGCTTTCCGGAGAAGATGAATTACCTGTGTTAGATGGAACTCTCAACATCAATGCGAGTGTTTATGGAGATACTGTAGAAGCGCTCAGAGCAATGTTCACAAGACTAACCTTAAATATCAATGGGGAATTTTATGTTCGTTTTGCAGATGATATTGTAACAATGTTATGCGCAGAAAATTGGGGTGACGGTATAGGAACAAGCAAAAGACAAATGGGAAATATTACTGAACTAGGAATTATTTTTGCAGGAACAGATATCAAATCGTTTAAAGAGTTATCTTTAAGTAAGATTGAATCATTAACAAATGAATTTACAGGTTGTTCGCAACTTAGTTCTATTGCATTTCCTGAGACACTGCGGATATTGAACACAACGGCATTTTACAAGTGTATTTAGAGCCTTATAACTAACCATAACTTACTATGACCAACCAAACATAAAGCATTGATTTTCAACACTCTTTGTTTTTTAACACTTTCTGAGTGCTTTTTGGCAGTTCCCGATTTTCCACATATTTTTGCAGCGTATTTCTACCGTGGAGAATTTGCGGAGCTTTTATTTTGTCATATCGTGAACGTAGTTGACAAGGGTTTACGAGTGGCTACAATGGAGGACAGATTTGAAGCTGATAGGCAAAAAGCGTTATATTGTGGACTGGGTTGACAAAGGTTGTCAATGGTTCACTTCCGTTTACTCCATCGGTGGAATACTCAAAGTATGTAGAATATAGCAATATCAAAGAGTATGAGACCGACAAGAAAATGTGAATTTTGTGGCAAGACATTCGTGCCAAGGAGCGGTATGCAGAAATACTGTTCCGAGGAATGTCAGGCAGAGGCAAAGCGTCTTAGGAAGAAAAGACAGCAGGACTTGATTAACGGTATTGAGCCAATCATGGATCTGCAACATCAGGAGTATCTTACTTTCTCAAAGGCAGCCATTCTGATGGGATGCACCCGACAGTATATCTACAAACTTGTGGCTAACGGCAAGTTGAAGGCATCAAGATTGAGCAGCAGAATGGCATTCGTTAGAAAGGCTGATATAGAGAAGATGTTTGAGGGTCATCCCTACAAGCGTGTGGTTCCTGCCAGCAAGAGCAAGCCCAGTAAAAAGGCAAAAGCAGAAAAGCCAACACAAAACCAGGAACCGACAAAAGGGAAAGAGGAGAATGAGGTGCTTGACTATTATTCGGGCGAGGAAGTGATGTCCATTTATAAGGTCAAGAAGTCTTGGCTCTACACCTCCGCCAAGCGCAACCAGATACCGATGTGCCGTATCGCTGGCAAGAACTATTACAGCAAACGGCATATTGACGAGTTCTTCGGTACTGCCGTTGACCTCAACAGTATCACGGAATGGGTGACTGCTGATGATGTAGGGGAAGCTTTTAGCATGAGCAAGTCGGCACTCAGGGCATACACCTACCGCCATAAGATACCGACCAAACGTGAGTATGGTCGTACTTATTACTCCAAGGAGCATCTTGAAGAACTGCGCAGGACTGACCTCATGAACGATGACAACTATTATACCACCGAACAGGTGCAACAGTTGTATGGTCTGACAAGTGCCAATATCTGCCATATTGTGCGAGTTCACCATATCAGCAAGGTAAAAGTGGGTGTAAAAAACCTGCTTTTGAAGACGGATGTGGAGCGAGCAATGGCAGAAAGGACAGCAAAAGGACTGTGATTTCAAATGATTTCTGCATTATCCATCAGTTACTATGAATAATTGGAGTCACGGAAGCATCATTTTATTCCTTTGCAGCCGTGAAGAGACACTTCACCACGAATAATCATCAATAATAAATATCAGTTATGAGCAACATTTGCAAGACCGTATCATTGCGTACACGCAAAATCAAGGACGGACACATGCTGTCCTATTATCTTGACTATTATCCAGGCTATCGTGACGAGAGCACGATGAAAGTCATCCGCCACGAGTCGCTTGGCATCTACATCTATGCCAAGCCGAAGAACCAGACGGAACAGAAGTACAACCTCAACCTTACGGCAAGAGCCGAGGCGATACGCTGCCGTCGCTTCGAGGCTATCGTCAACGAGCGTTACGACTTTTTCGACAAGGAGAAAATGAAGGGAGATTTCCTTGCCTACTTCAAGAAACTGGCAGACAAGAAGAACTCCAAGTGGCAGCACGTCTATATGCACTTTCGTACATTCACGCAAGGCAAGTGTACCTTTGGGGAGATAAACGTGGACTTGTGCAACAGATTTCGTGAGTATCTGCTGACAGCACCACAGGGACTGCATAAGAACAGAAAACTACATATCAACTCGGCAGCCAACTACTGGTCAACTTTCCGTGCTTCAATCCATACTGCCTATCGTGACCGCAAGATAAAGGAGAATCCGAACGGTTTCTTGGAGCGTATCGAGACAATCCCGACTGACAAGGAGCATCTTTCACAGGACGAGGTTATCCGCTTGGCATCCACACCATGCTCTGCTCCTGCCTTGAAGCGAGCCTTCCTGTTCTCTTGTCTTACGGCATTGAGAAAGAGCGACATCAAGAAACTCACTTGGGAGGAGATACAGCCATACGGCAGCGATGGTGTGATGTATGTCACCACACGAATGCAGAAGACAAAAGACATCGTGCATAACCCAATCAGTGAGGAAGCCTTGGAACTGATAGGCTATTCACCAGATAAACGAGGTAAGGTGTTCCCTGATTTCAAAGACTCCATGACACAGGCACCGCTGAAAAATTGGCTGAAAGATGCAGGGATTACCAAGCATATCTCCTATCATTGCTCACGCCACAGCTTTGCCTGTCTCCAGTTGGACGCAGGAACAAGTATTGCCGTAGTGCAGCGTTATCTCGGTCACAAGAATGTGGCAACAACAGAGGTGTATGCCAAGATTTCCGATGCACAGAAACGTGCTTCGGTTGGCTGTATCACCTTGAAGAAGTAACCATTTGACAATAACACGCAGAAAAGGACTGTTGGAATAATTGGGTTCCAATAGTCCTTTCCTCGTTTTGTTGGTTCTATTTGTGGTCGTGGATAGAACCAATCCGACAAATTCACTCCAATTTCTGTTGATATTAAAGAGGAACTGCAAATTTCCCTTTTCTTTGCCCTTACCTTTGTAGTCAGCAATTAGCAGCAACTGGCACTAACGAGCTGTTTCAAGTATGATTCAGAGTATGATATCATATTAGAACGCTAATAAAGCGTAAAAGAAAGAGTGCCAAAGAACGTAAATGCGGTTTTTACATGCTTCTGCATCTAACTTTGTGGAAGTTTTTGAACGAATAACAATAAAACGAATACAATAATGACAGTAAACAAGACAACTTCAGATTGTACCATCTACGCTTTTGTTGGTACTGCAATTCTCGCCATCTCTCTTGTCGTGGCTATGTATGTAGGCAATGACTTTCACCAAAGTCTGTTTGTCGAGTCAATCATCTTTGTAGGGAGCAACATCCTGCTTTGGGCGATATTCATTTCTATGGTGAATTATCCCTATGAACTGATGACCATTGGTAGCAACAGCAAGACCAAGAAAAACGTTGTAGAAGCAGAGCCAGCAACAGAACAAGAACAGCCAAAACAAACATTACCACAAACAGAGTCAGCACAATACAGTCATGAGGACTATGCCAAGTGTGTAGAGACACAAGAAAAAGAAGCACAGGAGGAAAAGGACAAGCGAACAAGAGCCGTACTTGACTATGTGCATCGTACCATGTCAAGGTTTCTGTATGAGGAAGATTTGTACAAGGTAATTGAGGCTGTCAAGGAATGGAGCAACGACACCAACTATACCCCGATAGCAATAAACCGTTTCAAGGAAAATGTTGAGAATATCCCTTTAAGGCACTTCGTGTGGAATATTGCAGAACGTTTGGGTAAACGTGATTACACAATGGCCATGCGAATAGCTTTTATCAAGGCATTGTTCCCCAAACCGTTTGAAGGCTTGGACTACAGCACATTGAAGAACCTGAAAGCACCATGTTCCAATGATGTCATTCCTATTGACGAACCTGTCAATGGTGGATATAAGTTTCATGATGTTACAGAGGAAACTTCCGAATAATCCCCATTGTTAGAGTTATTCCTTCGTGAATGACAAATGACTGTCACGAACCTCAGTAACGGAAGCATCATTCTGTTCCTTTGCACCAGTTATTAACAAAGTATCAGAATGAATAAGGAATTAACTTTCAACGACCTTCCAATGGTCGTTGCCCAGCTTCGGGACGAAGTGGTGGGCATGAAGCAGATGATCATCAGTCTGCAATCACAGAACAAGCCACACAAGGCGAACACGCACATACCTATGAGTGTAGAGGAAGCATCGGCATACCTGAAAATGCCGATGGCAACTCTCTACATGAAACTTGGAAACGGCAGCATTCCTGCCACCAAGCCGGGCAAACGTTACTGCCTTTATCAGGATGAACTTGACAAGTGGCTGGAGACTAACCGCAAGAATCCTGTACCTCTCACGGCAGAGGAAGAGAACGCAGCCATTCTTGCAGGAAACAAGCGCAAACCGAAACCCTTAAACTGGTAATGTCATGGATGCGCTTGAAATTTGTAACAAGCTACGCTCGGAGGCTTCGGGCGTAGCCACTTCTGGAATTCCGCTTGACGTATTCCCCCAGAAGATGCAGCAGATGATTCTTGATTTGGCAAGGACGGAGAACTATTCCATTGAGTTTACCGCTACTTCCCTTATATCCGCTATGGCAGCAGCCGTCGGCAACTCCTGCTATATCCGGATTAAAGGCAATTGGATTACTTCACCTATCCTATATGTCATTCTTGTTGGCAGACCAGGAGTCGGCAAGACTCCACCATTGAACTTTGCCTACAAGCCGTTGCACGACATTGATACTGAAGAGCACCATAAGTTCAAGGCTCTAAAGAATGAGTATGCAGCCATTGTGGAGAGAAACAAGGGCAAAAAGCGGACGGAATGGGAATCGTTACCTCCTGTGCCAGTCCTGCATAAGAATATCATGAATGACTTCACGCCAGAGATTCTGATGCGCAATCACGATGCCAACCTCAGAGGTGTGGCAGTTGTGGTGGATGAGATAATGGGGCTGTTCAACACCATCAACCGATACAACAACAGTTCTTTTGTACAACAGATGCTGTCGGCTCACAATGGCTTGCCAGTAGATGTATCTCGTTGTAATCTTGATTGTCCTTTACGCATTGACTATCCTTGCATACAGATTGTAGGAACTATCCAGACTGGTATTGTGCATGAACTTTATGATATGGGATTCAAGAAGAATGGTTTTCTTGACCGTTTCCTGATCACATACCCAAAAGGTTTGAAGATTGCTCCTTGGGTTAAGGTTCCAAAACAAGATGCTGCAATCATTGAAAGACCATTCCGTGTATGGAAAGAGATCATAGACAAGGCTGTGGCTCTTCCTTTTACGGAAGGCATCTTCAATGTTCTTGACTTCTCTGATGAAGCCATTGATATATTCTATGATTGGCAGAATGAGGACATTGAACGGCAGAATGCCATTACGGATGAAAAAATGATAGACTCGCGTGCTGCAAAAGTTCCTTTGAATACGGCTCGGCTTGCCTTGATATTCCAACTGTTCCGTTGGGCTTGTGATGAGTCTCACAAGGATTTTGTTGATGCGGAGTCCGTGAATGCAGCCATACGGATGAGCGATTACTTTGAGAAGTCATACAAAAGGATGGATGACCTCGTTTTAACCGAGGCTACCGACCCTGTGAAGAAACAGGTACTTGACTCGTTGGGAAACAAGTTCGTAACTGCTGAAGCAGTAAAGGCTGGAGCGGATTTCGGTTTTGCAAGACGTACTGTCATGTATATGCTCAAAGACTTCTGTCAGAGAAACTTTATCATCAAAGACAAGCAAGGCAATTATGAGAAAGTACAGAAGTAGAACCACCACCTTGCACCGTTTGCACTTTGCACTTCTTGCACTCTTGCACAAAAGATGCTGCATTTTGTGCCAAACAAGTGCAAAAGTGCAGAAAGTGCAAGGTGCAACAAGTGCAGAGCCTTATGAGTGAGTATAGATTCCATCTACAGAAATACAAGCTGGGCAACCGATATGCTTGCCCTCAATGTGGGCGTAAGCATTGCTTTGCAAGATATATTGACGAGGAAGGACAGATTGTATTCCCTGACAATGTGGGGCGTTGTGACCATGAACAGAGTTGTGGCTACCATTATTCTCCGTCTGATTATTTCAAGGACAATCCCGATACCAACTGCAATGATGATTGGAGATATAAAACACCAATCAAAGAGTGCAGGAAAGAGAAAACTCTTCCAACTTTCATTGATAGCAAGCTGGTGGAGCAAACACTGCATGGCTATTCTGTCAATCCTTTGTACCGATACATTTCAACGGTCTTTGGCAAAGAGGAGACAGAACGCCTGTTTGCCTTGTACAAGGTCGGAACTTCAAAGAAATGGGGTGGTTCAACTATCTTTTGGCAGATAGATGTCAATGGGAATGTGCGCACTGGCAAGATAATGAAGTATGATGACAAGACTGGACACCGCATCAAGGAACCTCACAGCTTGGTGACTTGGGTACACTCTGAACTGAAACTGCCAGACTTTACACTTCGGCAGTGCTTCTTTGGCGAACATCTGTTGACAGATAAAACGACGACCAAGACAATAGCCATCGTGGAGAGCGAAAAGACAGCCATCATTGCCACACACTTCATATCTGATTTCGTATGGTTGGCTACTGGAGGCATGAACGGATGTTTCAATAAAGATGCAGTCGAAGTCCTAAGCGGTCGGGAGGTTGTTTTGGTTCCAGACCTTGGAGCAACGGACAAATGGAAATCAAAAATTCCATTGCTGCAATCTGTTTGCAAAAGGGTTGTCATAAGCAACATCTTGGAAGACAATGCCACCGATGAACAAAAGACCAAAGGTCTTGACATTGCAGACTTCCTACTGATGACGGAAACACCGCAGATGGCACTACAAAGGCTGATAAAGCAACATCCGCCACTCCAACATTTGATAGACAGCCTTGGGTTGGTGTTGGTAGAAGAGCCATAGCAGAATGGGTAAGGATCTGCGGGCACGCTTGCGTGACGGACTTTCACAAAAGTCCTAAACATAATAGGGACTTTTAGATTCACTTGCTGACGCTGTTCACTTAAAAAGTCCTTCTATTATGCTCAGGCTCCGCCCGAGACCTGTCTCCAATTATACAATAACTACGTTACAAGTTCAAATGAAATTCTTATGGAAAGAAACATACCACGTGCCGCCATCCATGTAGGCACAGACAAGAAATCGTTCTCGTCCCAAGTTGGCAACGAGGCGGAACGCAGAGGTTGGGACGAGAAGCGTTACCAACTCAAAAACGCGGACATAGACAAGAACAACCATTATAACTACTCACGCAAGAGACTCAACTTTGAGATAGTCAAGGGCGAAAAGATAGTGCCTCTTGGTTCCCAGTCGGTGCCGTTGCATGAACGCTTGCAGCACAGACTTGATGAACTTGGCTTCAAGCCGTATATGGATGCCAAGCGTCCCGACCAAGTTTCAAGGAACAGTCCGAACTGCACTGTCGGCATCATCTTCAGTGGTGACCATGATGTGCTTAACCGGCTTGCCTTTGGTGAACAGAAACTCAACACGTCAGATCCAAATGCTGACCACAGCAAGGTTGTATTGCAAAAAGGCATCTATGACTGGGCATTGGACACCTACCGCTTTGCATGTGAGAAATGGGGAGAAGAGAATGTCATCGGCTTTGATGTGCATTGTGACGAGACAAGCATCCATGCCCATGTGCAGACCGTGCCTGTTGAACAAGTAAGGAAACGTGGGCGCATCGGAAGCAAGTACATTCACAAGGATAATCCAGAAAAGGTTCTCTCTACCAAGGAATGGAGAGCACTTCCAAAAGAAGAACGTGACAACTACACAAAATCGGAAGCGGCAAAGGGTGTTGTTGAAAGGGTCTCTTATGCCAAAGTGTGGGGAGAGCGAGCAAAGGACAAATCACAATACCTTTCCCAACTGCATACTGACTTTTACAACAAGGTAGGGCATAAGTATGGCTTGGCAAGAGGCTTCTCCTATGATGAACTTTCAGAGGAAGAAAAGCGAGGACGCAAGCATAAGAACAAGGTGGTGCTTGAAGCTGAACGTCAGGCGAAAGTCGCTCTTGACAAAGTGGAGAAATATGCAGTGCTTGCCACAATCGACAAGAAGGAGCTGACCATTCCTTTACTCAACATCAAGGCTCCAGTTCAAGAAGCGATGAATGCCGTAAAGAAAGAACTTGCCATCCCGATTCCTACTATTATCGGACAAAAGGCGTGGCGTGAGGAGCGTGTGTCTAATATCTACGCTGCAATCAAGGCTCTTGTAGCAGCCGTTAATGCAGAACGTGACAAGCAGAATGAAGATGTACGCAAGTCTGTCAACAAGACATACACTTACTATATGCAGAATCTCAATAAGCAGATAGAGGAGAACAGGTCGCTTCGTGCCGAGAATGATGCGCTAAAGACAGAAAACAACAAAGTCAAACAACGTATCTCTCAACTTGACGAGAAGGCTGTGGAGCGAGTGACTACTCAACTTGTCTGTGCGAAGGAAGAACTCGCCAGTGCAAAAAAATATAATACTACACTTATGGAAATGTATAATGATTTGAAAGCTCGTTGGAATGCCATATGGCAAGAACCAGAAATGGCAGAGGCTTGGCACAGAGTGGAAGCGCGTAAGGAGGAAGATGCAAAAGAAAAGGCTCGGCAAGAAACCGAAGCTAAACGTGAAAGCATGGCTCGTCAAAATAGATACATAGGAGTGCTTGACAAGTTCATCCATGAGGGACTTGAAGCTTTATCTTCCTTTGCCAAGACAGACAGAGTCAACTTCAACGAGAAAGAATCGGCTTCCATATACTATGGCATTATGGCATCTGCTGTAAAGCATAACATTGGATGGGACTCTAAAGCCAGTATAGAATCGGCAGCAAAGAGGTTCTTATCTGATATGCCTTGGCATGGTATTACAGACTTCAAGCAGGAATGTGTCACCAACTGGACAAAACTCTTCGCTACGAATGAAGTTCAATTCACAGACAACGCCATTGACAACTTTCTCGCTTTTATTGACTATATGTCATGTAGTGCAGACACATACGTTTCGCTTGGTGGCTCCAATGGCTGCGCCGACCAACTTACGAATTGGGACGGAACACAAAAAGTGGGATTGGGGAATTCTGTGAAAAGAAAAGAGCCAAGAGGCTTCTCACTATAAGTTAAAATAAGGAGTATAAGAACTTGCTTTGTCTTAAATTAGACAAAGCAAGTTCTTATGATTGTTAATCAAGGAGGCATAAACGCATTAATCTCCTCTGAATAACACAAGACTGGGTTTAAGTGTTTGATAATCGATATATAATTGGTATAAATACAGGTTCATGAACGAATGACGGTGAACACATTTTAATAGTGGACAACTCAAAAATGCCAGATATTACGGATATTGTTCGTATTCTCCGTAACTTTCCACATACACATTTTCCTCTTCCCTATTTTTGAATCTTCAAATTTAGGGAAATAAAAGAGTGAGCAAGTTATATATCTGATACTAACAAGTAGTGAGAGTGTTAAAAGTGGGGCTGATAGAGATGAAAAACCGAATTTTGTATCGTTGTTTGGAAACAAATCATTATCTTTGTACCATAATTTAAAACAAAATGGGCATCAACAAGCTAAAAGTGGTGTTGACGGAAGAAGCACAAGCCTTTTTGGATGCGCAGCCATTCAAAGCTCAGCAGAAGATATACTACAACATCTTCAAGGTTGAGGAAGGAGTGATGAAAGTTGACATCTTCAAGAAACTGGAGAATACCGAAATATGGGAGTTCCGTACTCTATACAACGGTATATGTTATAGGCTTTTCTCCTTTTGGGATACTGAGGAAGAGACTTTGGTTATTGCCACACATGGCATAGTCAAGAAAACTCAAAAAACACCTTTAAAGGAGATTGCCAAAGCAGAAGAGATAAGAAAAGAGTACTTTAATAACAAAAATAAATAGCATTATGGCACAGATGAAATTGATACCAGCAGACAATATGAAAGATAAACTTTGGGGTAAAAGAGGCACACCAGAGCGTGAAGCCATGGAAGCCAAGCTCAAAGAAGATGTGAACGCCTATATTGTAGGCGAAGCCATACGCAAGGCTCGATTGGCACAAAACCTCACGCAAGAACAACTTGGTGAACGTATCGGTGTGCAGCGTGCTCAGATTTCAAAGTTGGAGAAAGGTACAAGTGTTATTACTTTGCCTACTATGAGCCGTGTGTTTCAAGCATTGGGCATTGCAACAGCAACCCTTGATTTGGGCATTGCAGGCAAGATTGCGTTGTGGTAAGATAATTAACAAATAAACACCTGAAATATTATATCATCATACCCTCTAAGAAAGATGAAATACAACAATATAGATTATCAAAGATGTGTACTTATCTGCATGGTCATAATGATACACATCGTAAATTTCAGTACACTATACCCTGACGTAAAAAACTTTATAAACTTCTTTTTCATGCAAGCGTTTTTGTTGATTACAGGCTATTTGGTAAACATCAGAAAAACGTATAAGGAATTTGCGTCTTACACCATGAAGATTCTCATTCCTTATATAATAATGGTTACCGGTTATGCTTTTGTATCAACATTACTACCAGTAAGAGATGGGATAAACGAATTTACAATACCTATAATTCTTAATACGATATTTGTCACCTCTATTGGTCCATATTGGTTCTTGCACACAATGGCTATATGTGGGGTAATATATTATTTGACATTCAATTTGGTTGGCAAATGGAGTATAATGGGCAAATTGTGCTTATTTGCCACATTTCTTATGTTAGTCTCACAATACACTCCAGTTCTAAATTCTACGAATGCAGCTTTTTATTTCACTGGTGTCTGTTTGCGTCTGTCTGAAAAACGTCTTGATGAAATCATAAAACCATCGTTGTGGAGTATTCTGCCTTTCATAGCAATAGCAAGTTTCCCAAACTATAAAAATTGGAACTTTTTAGCGGTTACAATATTAGCATTGTCATTCCTTTCTTTTGTTCCGAAACTCATACACAGTATCAATAATAAGAAGGTCTTGGGAATTATAGGATATATCGGAAGAAACACACTTCCTATATACCTTTTTCATCCAATATTCACAATGGGAGGCAAGTTAGCATTGCCACTATTCCATTTTGATAATTCAGGGGGGTACATACGGTCTTCACTATTGCCGTTAGCATAATCGGAAGTATTGCTATTGCTGCAATCCTTGACAGATGTCACCTGTCTTATATTTTTGCGAGAGAAAGGTTCTTACGCTAATCATATCAACGATAAAATAAAACAGGTAGAATTTGAGAATGGACAATGATACAAGGTATATTTGCTATCATGTGCAATCTTGGTAGGATTGTATAAAGTGCAGGATAATATATTGAAACTCAGTATAGACAATCATCTTACACAAACAATTGCTCCCAATATGAGAATGCAGATGTGTTATTTTGATATGTAAGCAATGGAATTTTGAAGATTGTACAACTCCAATAATACAATAAAATAGGCATACGCTCGTTTATTATAAAAATATTCCGAAAAGAAATGAAAGCAAAATTATCAATATTATTTCTTGCCATATCAATGGCTTTTGTAAGTTGTGAGGCGGATGAAACCACAAATGAAAGTTCTCCAATCATGACTATAGAGGATTTTCCTGTGATTGATTGTTCTACTTCAACCCAACCACTAAGTGTCATTTTGACAGCTAAGACATTAGGTTTACCTTATGTTTGGTGGAATAATGCAGTCTTAGATCAAACGTGGTATTGCAAGATAGACTATGACAAGGCAACAATCTCGCAAGGTGAAAAGGAAGTTTTGGAAAGCAAAATGAAGTGCAGTACCACTCACGGCTCATACACAAACCTCATTGATGGCAACGTGGAACTTATCATAGCCTCTCGCAATATATCAAGAGATGAGAAAAACTATGCCGATGAAAAAGGAGTCACATTGATAGAGCATCCTATTGGACGTGATGCATTTATCTTCATCGTCAATAATAACAACCCTGTAAATAATCTGACTATTTCACAGATACAAGACATTTACACTGGAAAAACAAGAAATTGGAAAGATGTTGGAGGCAACGATGCCACAATTAGTCCTTACATAAGGAATGCCAACTCTGGAAGTCAAGAGAAAATGGAAACCTTGGTTATGAAGGGCTTAACAATGATAGACTGGCCAGAAATGATAACACATGGCATGGCTGGACCATTTTTTTCTTTACGCTATGATAAAAACGGCATAGCTTATACTCCATATTTCTATTACAGCATCATGGTACGAGGTGAGCAGGCTTGGGCGAAAAGTATATGTGTCAATGGTATTGAGCCAAACAAAAGTACAATTTCAAACAACACATACCCCTACGTGTCTGAAATATATGCAGCAGTGCGTTCTGATATAGACAAGGCTTCTACTGCGTACAAACTATTCGAGTACTTAACGACTACATCAGGGCAAAACATCGTGAAGGAGAGTGGCTATGTTCCAGTTTCCACAAGTACAGACATAAAGAAGGTAACATCCCAATCCTCTTCATCAGCGTCCTACACAGATTTATCTGGCAGGAAAATAAATGGTTCTCCCAAAGGATTGGTTATTAAGACTGAAACAATAAAAGGAAAGGTCGTTTCTGAGAAAATTATCGTGAAATAGATGACTGGAATGATATACCATCTATGAGATTAGGAATTTCGTTATCTACTTTGTACAACTCATATTTTTTGAGTAAATGGATAGTATCAATCACAATTCGTTGGGCAGCAATGCGTCTGCCCAATAGAATTGTTTCCTTGCTGTTGCCACAAGACCGATTGGCACCTGTGGCTTCAAAATATTTCTTATATAATAATGGTTACCGGTTATGCTTTTGTATCAACATTACTACCAGTAAGAGATGGGGTAAATGAATTTACAATACCTACCCGTTGGCGGAATTAATTTAGTGCACTTACCATTCTGCAATACGTAAACTTCATTAACGACAAGCTCATTGGCAGAATTAAGTATGCACTAAATTAATTCCGCCAACAGGTAACTACTGTTATAACAAGCCATAAAACCATAAAGTTCGATATCCACTTGTAAAATAATGATAATCAAGTGATATGCTATGTACAATTAGTCCATATCTGTATCGCGCCATATTTTTTGAAAAAAAAACACACTTTATGTTTGGTGTTATAAAAATTTTGATTAAATTAAGCCCCAAAATAGAGTCATAGCAATTCAGATATCCGATATTGACCTTCATTCGTATTGAACTTCTTTGCTGCTGTGATTCGAATATGTATTAACAGAGTATTGTATTAACAAACAAATCCATTATTATGGGAAAGAAAAACTTACTCGTGATGGCTGCCAGTATATTTCTGGCAACAGCCAATGCGCCGACGGCAACGGCGCAAGAAGCAGGTGGAGTTGAAATCTCCACGACATCTATTCTCCCGATTACCGGAGTAACAGCAGCTACAGATGGCAATTACAACTTCAAGAGCTTTGACGGAGCTGATGGAGTTATAGGTGGCCATGAGTATGTGGATCTCGGTCTTCCAAGTGGCACATTATGGGCAACCTATAATGTCGGTGCAACCTCTCCTTATGAAAAGGGTGATTACTTTGCATGGGGAGAAGTGGAGCCACGTGAAGATTTCTCATGGGAAAACTACAAGTTCTTTGAAAGGTATGAAGTAGATCCTAATAATGGCGAATGGGCTGTCCTTGAAAATATCGGCAACGACATCAGCGGCACGGAATATGACGCGGCACGCTACCAGTGGGGAAACGGCTGGAGGTTACCCAATGAACAGGAACGCTATGAACTGAGGATGCTGTGTTGGTGCAATGGCCCAACCATAGAAAATGGCGTTAAGGGTGTGAGAATACATGGCCCTAATGAGCACAGCATATTCTTGCCGGTCTGCGGTTTTGGCCTTTGGTATGGGCAAGAGACTATCTTCGACAAAACTGATGGCGCATATTGGACAGGCGTTGAAGAACCACAATGTGGTTACAACGGCAGGCCTATTGAACCAAGCATGATTGCCAGATCCTTATTAGTCGATACCAGTGGCTTTACCGGTGCTACCTCAGAGAAGGCTTGGGGTCTAAACATACGTGCTGTTGTCAATCCGAAAGAATCCGGAATAGACAATGTCATCTCAGAAACTGAAAAAATAAGGTTGGACTATCGTAATGGATATATCCATATAATGGGCTGCCATTCTGAGGGTATTATATCGGCATTCGATCTTTCAGGACGAATAGTATACTCGGGTCCTGTCATCGACGGCATCTGCCAGTTGCCCGAATTAGTCAGCGGCATATATATTGTTTCATATACCGATAACAAGAATTCAACAACAACTCAAAAAATAACAATATAATAAAACACATCATGAAGAAGTTCATCACTTTCATAGTAGCAGCATTCTGCCTTGCGTCATCCATGTCGGCACAGGGCAGCTACTATTACTATCACGGCGCAAAAATGCCGTTGAGCGAGGACGCGACAAAGATTGTGTCAATTGCTCCAAGAACAGAGAATATAACACTTTCCCCATCTAACGGGTTCACATCTGCCTCCGGTCTTATACCTGAGCAATGTACTATTGGAGACCGTCCGGTTTGTTATCCTATTGTTGATATCGGATTTACATTCGATGGATCCATCTCAATCACCGAAAACTCAACTGCAACTGTGTTTTCTGACGGGCATCCTGTGGCAACAGGCGTGTTGTCCTGTTCCAACTATGTAGGAAAAAAAAGGATACAGGGAACTGCGGTGATCACATTTGAATCGCCCCTGCTGCTTCCGAAAGGCAAGACATACCACCTTGTCGTACCGGAAGGT